TTCATTGGTCAGAAGTTCCTGGTAGGGATGTGGTTTGGAAAGAACAAACTATTGCAAACACATCAGAAGAACAGTTCCGTGTAGAGTTTGAGTGCGAGTTCTTAGGTTCTGTCAATACACTTATCAATCCATCAAAACTCAAAACTTTAATATATGATGATCCAATACAGAGAAATGCTGGATTAGATGTTTATGAAAATCCAATTAAGGAACATAATTATCTAATTACTGTTGATGTTGCTCGTGGTCTTGGTAATGATTACTCTGCATTTATCGTTTTTGATATTACAGAGTTTCCGTATAAGGTAGTTGCAAAGTATAGAAATAATGAAATTAAACCAATGTTATTTCCAAATATTATATTTGATGTAGCAAAGGGATATAATTATTCTTGGTTATTGATAGAGGTTAATGATATTGGTGATCAGGTTGCTAGTATTATGCAATATGATTTGGAATATGAAAATATTCTTATGTGTGCTATGAGAGGTAGAAACGGTCAGGTTGTTGGATCAGGATTCAGTGGTAAGAAATCTCAACTTGGAGTTCGCACAACTTCAGCAGTTAAAAAATTGGGATGTTCAAATCTTAAAACTCTGGTAGAAGATGACAAGTTAATTGCATCCGATTATGAAATCATATCGGAACTTACAACATTTTCTCAGAAAGGAAACTCTTTCGAAGCAGAAGAAGGATGTAATGACGATTTGGCAATGTGTCTTGTAATATTCTCTTGGTTAGTTGCACAGGAGTATTTCAAGGAGATGACAGAGAATGATGTAAGAAAAAGAATATATGAAGAACAGAAAAATCAAATTGACCAGGACATGGCACCATTTGGATTTATTGAGGATGGAATTAATAGTGAAGCAAGTTTTGTAGATGATTCTGGAGATAGATGGTATGCAGATGAATATGGTGATATGTCCTACATGTGGGATTATAAGTAGTGTCTTTTGATGATGAGATCGAATTAGAACATTTATTATTTTTTGATCGGAAATGTAGAGTTTGTGGGGTGGTTAAAAGTTTAATGGATGATTTCTATTTGACTCGAAAAGGTAGAAAAACATTACCGTCAGCATATTCATATGAATGTAAGGAATGTACGGTTAAGAGAGTGAGTAGAGGCAGAAAAAGCACTTTGTTATGGGAATATCCAGATTGGTAAGTATTCACGCATCGTTTCCCCACTAGAAATGCCCCTTTTCCTAAATATTTTTAGGTAAATTGGATGCGAGGAAAAAACAAGATGCCCCTAAATTTAGCATCTCCTGGTATTGTAGTAAGAGAAGTAGACTTAACTGTCGGTAGGGTTGACCCAACCTCCGGTGGCATTGGTGCAATTGTTGCACCTTTTGCACAAGGTCCTGTTGATCTCCCTACAGTAATCGGAAGCGAGAAAGACTTATTAGATGTCTTCGGAAAACCATACGGAACAGATAAGCACTATGAGCACTGGTTAGTTGCTTCTTCTTATCTGGCATATGGTGGATCACTTAGTGTTGTAAGAGCAGATGATACTGGTCTACAAAACGGTCTTGTAGGTATTGCTACAAGTATTAAAATTAAAAGTTTAGAGCACTACGAAGAATTAGGATACGACGAAAATACAATTGCTGGTGTAGTTGTTGCCGCAAGAAATCCTGGTTCTTGGGGAAATGGTTTAAGAGTTGGTATTATTGATGCTAAGGCAGACCAAATCTTAGGTGTTAGCACAACTGGAGTATCAGCATTTACTGCTGTAATTTCCAACAGATCAGCAACGATTGCTACCGGAGCAGCGACTACAATTGGTGTTACAACTACTACAATCTCTCTTGGACAAGAAGTTCGTGGTAATTTTGTTTCGACAGGAACCACTGTTATTAGTATTGGTGCTGGAGTAATTACTCTTGCTAGTGCAACATCAAACACTGAAGGTGGAATTACTGTTCCTCTTGATTTTGGAGCAACCGCATTCACTTCTGCTACAGTTCAGGTTGGATATGGTATTAAACAACCAATTTCAGCAATACTTCCTGGTATAGGAGGCACTTCTGTTCTCGATGGAGATTTGAAAGGTATTATTACCGAAATTGGTGAAGGTACAATAGGTGTTAAAGTTCTTGAGCACATTTCTGCAGCAGGATCTGTTACTGAAGTTGATTACCAACCATCAGGTGTTTATGCATTCTCCGGAACTGGAAATGTTGCAATTCATACTAATGGACAAGCAGTATCTTATGGTTCAACAGCAGTAACTTCTGAAGCAGATTGGTTCGATCAACAATCACTCACTTTAACTTCGTCTACGACGGTTAAGTGGAATCAACTTGCAGATCGTCCAGGAACTTCTGAGTATGCAGCAGCAAGAGGATCTAGATTTGATGAAGTCCATGTTGTTGTAATTGATGGTGATGGAGGTGTCACTGGAAACTCTGGAACAATTCTTGAGAAGCATCTATCACTATCGAAAGCAAAAGATGCTGAATATTCACTCGGTTCTCCTTCGTATTGGAGAAAGTATATTGCTAATGGTTCACCAAATATTTTTGCCGGTTCACAACCAGCAGGAATTGTAACCACTGGATTTAAGAGTGGATTTAACCTTGAGACTGATGTTGATTGGGATCAAAAAGCAGAAGGTATTACCTTTGCAGCAACTGGAAATTATAATTCAGGTTTTTCTACTGGAACTAATTACGGTGGTAAGGTTGCAATCACATCAACTAATGCGTTAAGTTCTGGTTTAGATGGATTAGTTGCCGGTTACGGATTATTTGAGAATACTGAAAAGTATAATGTAGATTTCATTCTTATGGGATCTGCCGGATATGGAAAAGAAGAAGCACAAGCACTTGCGAATAAGTGTATTGCAGTTGCCGAAGCAAGAAAGGATGCAATTGCATTCATCTCACCATATAGAGGTGCTGCAATTACTGATACCGATGATGATAGAGCAGTAAACATCAATTCAGATGAAACTACTACTGATAATGTAATCAGTTTCTATTCTCCCATTACATCAACAACTTATGGAATCTTTGATAGTGGTTACAAGTATATGTTTGATAGGTTTGCAAATACCTTTAGATATATTCCACTAAACGGAGACATTGCTGGTCTTTGTGCCAGAAATGATGCGAACAACTTCCCATGGTTCTCACCAGCAGGAACAAATCGTGGTGGAATTCTAAATGCAGTTAAACTTGCATATACCCCATCCAAAGCACAGAGAGATAGATTGTATTCTAATAGAGTCAATCCAGTAATCTTCTCACCTGGTGCCGGTATTGTTCTCTTTGGAGACAAGACTGGATTTGGTAAGTCATCGGCATTTGATCGCATTAATGTCCGTCGTTTGTTCATCTATCTTGAAGATGCAATCTCTGCTGCCGCAAGAGATCAACTCTTCGAATTTAATGACGAAATCACAAGAACTAACTTTGTGAACATTGTTGAACCATTCCTTCGTGATGTTCAGGCAAAGAGAGGAATCTTTGACTTTGTAGTTATTTGTGATGAGACAAATAACACTGCTGCTATTATAGATAATAATGAGTTTGTAGCAGACATCTTTATCAAACCCGCAAGATCAATCAACTTCATCGGTCTTACGTTTGTTGCCACCAGAACTGGTGTTTCATTTGATGAAGTAATCGGTAACGTTTAATCTAGAGGTTTAAGAAACAATGGCTCGTCAACAAGTAAATACTTTACCACTAAGAACTATTAGTGATTTTAAAAGTAAATTAAAAGGTGGTGGTGCAAGACCCAATCTATTCGAAGTGGAACTAGCCTTCCCTTCGGGTGTTGGTGTTCAGGATGAGAATGAAGTTCTTGATAATGCTAGATTTTTAGTAAAAGCAGCAGCATTACCTTCTTCAACAGTAGCACCAATTGATATTCCTTTTAGAGGAAGAATCCTGAAAATTGCAGGTGATAGAACATTCGAAACATGGACTATCACTGTAATGAATGATACTTCATTCAATATCAGATCTGCATTTGAGAAGTGGATGAACTATATTAATAAATTGGACAATGGAACTGGTGAAACAGATCCTGCACTTTATCAAGTGGATGCTAAAGTAAATCAATTAGATCGTACCGGAACAGTCCTTAGAAAATATGTTTTCAAGGATGTTTTCCCAACTAACATCTCCACAATTGATTTGAGTTATGAGACGACTGATACTATTCAGGAGTTTACTGTGGAAATGCAAGTCCATTATTGGGAAGCATATAAGGGTAATGGACCATCAGCAGGTGGTGAAGATATTACCTAAATAATAAAATAGTAGTCTAAGTTAGTTTATAATATGGCAAAACTTTTTGGTTTTTCTATTGATGATACAGAAAAGAAATCCAAATCTGTAGTTTCCCCTGTCCCCGTGAATAACGAGGATGGGGTTGATAACTATATTAGTAGTGGATTTTATGGTTCGTTTGTAGATATTGAAGGTCAATATAGAACAGAATTTGATCTAATAAAAAGATACAGGGAGATGTCACTTCATCCAGAAGCGGATGGTGCTATCGAAGATGTTGTAAATGAAGCAATTGTGAGTGATCTTTATGATTCACCGATTGAAATTGAATTGTCAAATTTAAATGCTACAGATAATTTAAAGAAGGCAATTAGACAAGAATTTAAATATATTAAAGAAATTTTAGATTTTGATAAGAAGTCGCACGAAATCTTTAGAAATTGGTATGTTGATGGAAGACTTTATTATCATAAGGTAATCGATCTTAAAAATCCTCAGGAAGGAATTAAAGAACTGAGGTATATTGACCCAATGAAGATGCGGTTTGTCCGCCAAGAAAAGAAACAAGATAAGAATGTTATTGGACCAAATATTGCTGGTCGTGACGAACAGAAAAATGGTATTGCTCCAGAGATTGAAGAGTATTTTGTTTATACACCAAAACCAAACTATCCAACCGGAAACTTAACTGGTGGTGGTGGAAATAAAGGAACTAAGATTGCAAAAGATGCAATTA